CGGAGCGCAGTGCCGCGGTTGTTGTAGGCGGCCGCCAGATCGTTTCGCAGTTCCTTGCGGCCTTCTTTCTCCACGAGTGTTTGGAGTATCTCGATAAAAACGCTTGCGACATCGACGGCGACAGTCAAGTACCCAAAAACACTTAGCCATTCGAAGAAGCTATATACGCAGTCACTTTTTGGCGGACTACTTAGTATTGCCCATGCAAGTGCCACATCGGATGCTTCGAGGGCATGATCGATAGCGAGCAGTAACGGTGCCACATCGTCTAGCGTGCTCGGATGTTCCGGTATTGATTGGCTCTTGAACCATTTTGCAACGCGGAGCATGTGTGCCTGATAACGATCGTGCGTAAGGCGGCTTCTGAAGTAATGGCGAAGCAGGGCGTGTTGATTGGCAACCGAACCCTCAAAGTTTATCAACTGCCAATCAGCGAGTAATGACAGTCGTTGTCGCATGGTTTTGAGATTTACATCACACAATAATGACAGCATCTCGACGGGAGCTGGTACGCGACAACAGGCGATCAGCTCGAGAACATTGGAATCCAATTGGTCCTTGTGGTGGGCCATCATCTTGTCGAGAATAGAGCTCAGTCTGCTATCAGGGTCATCTGTGATAAGATTGACATCTTTACAGGCGCTGGCTTGTCCACCATATTGCTTCACTAACAGTGCGCAAAGCAATGTCAGAGATAGCGCATGGCAATCGTAGTCACGCACGATGGCACGCAACGCGGCATCATTACCTTGAACGCCAAACTTGTCACGCACTAGTTCTATCGCTGCATTCTCATCGAGCCCTTTCAGTTTTCGTTGATTAGGACTCCCACCTTCCGTGCCGATTATCGTAATGCCCTTGTTATCTAACGCACAAGGCAATGCCCGACTGCTAAAGAGTATTGTGGAGCCGTTATCCCAGGTTGTCGCGTCTTCAAAAAGCAGGTCCAAGCCAGCAACGCCGCCTGCACGACCAGCGGCGCTGACGTCTCCGCCTATTGTCTCAGGGGCTTGAATCCACTGGCAAAGCCAGCGTTCAACTCCATCCAGAACGATGAGCGTCGGACGTTGGCGTAATCTCTGGCAGAGCAGGATGGCTTGTTCCATAGAGGAACTGGTCTCTTGGGGATCAAACGTCCCTTCTGTAAGGTAGTCCAATATCTCCGAAAGAAATCGGGCAAAAGTGTATCTTGTGTCATAAGGTCGGCACCAGAACAGCCCCTTCTGAGAATCAGCTTGCGGGCCACGTTCCTTATGCCACTTGGAGAGCAAGAAGCTTTTGCCTTCACCAGGCATTCCAACTAAAGCGATAACGCTCTGTCCTGTGCTTACCGCTTCGCTGATTTGTTGTAGTTCCGCTCTACGGCCTACAAAATTGACAGTTCCGCGCTGAGATGCGGGATAAATCCGGGGAGCCGGCCAAAACAATTCGCTTGATGGTGTGCGTTTGGATTTTGGCGGGGTTGAGTGGGAATTGGGTCGCTGAGACTGTGGTTCTATGTTAAAGGTGACTGCCCCGTGAATTTCCCCGATCTGAATTGGAGAATCAGCTTTACTGGCCTCTTGCGCGATTCTGACCCGCTTAGGAGAGGCCGAATCAGGTGAATAGGCAGTCCTCCTTGTATTCAATTCCATGGCCGCGCAGACTAGCAGAGACAGACAAAATGCCGTGCCAAGTATGACATGCACCGGCCATTGATTCCCATCGATAACAACCTTGGCAAAAGTTCCCGGCGAAACTTGTCCAGTAAAAGCAAGATTCGGCGCTGTGAATGCGACAATCCAAATCCCCATTAAGCTACTAGAGACTCGTCGATACCAATAAGCGGGGTTGTGATATAGTGTTATGCAAAAAACAGCCACGCCAACAGCTAACACAACGGTCGCTTTGCCTAATGGCAGGTAGATTACCCCAAAACAGAGAGCCATTGCGACAACGCCTGTTACCAGGGAAACACGGAGCCATCGGGTAGTGTCAGCTTGCGGTGCGGCTCGAAAGCTATCGGACATGCACTTTCTCCGGAAGATCATGGCCGGCGATTTTACACCGGTTGAGATAGATTACACAGCACGGGGCCTCGTTTGTTTTGCCGTACGTGGATCTGAACGCAATCAGTCGAATCAATGCCTGCCGGAGAATGTGATAACCGATGACTTCACAAGGCGTTGCGGTAAACGAATCGCTCGACGCGAATTAAGCTATCGGCGTCGATATCTGCCCCCGCTATTTCTTGACCGGTTGCAAACCCAGCCGGCCCCACGGTTAACGCAGAACGCCGTCGAGACATCTCGGCGGCGTTTTCGCTTTCTACGCCAGTATCCGCAAGGGGTTAGAGAAACGGGTTGCTCGGGACGGTGCTCTTCAGCCGCAGGAGAGACATAACCGGACAGGCCCGCATCTCGCCTGCCGATCCTTAATCGCGCCCAAAGTCTCTGATAACCGAGCCGAGACATGGGCTCGATTTATCAGGGGGTACCGCCAGCTTCCGCAGCTTCACATTGCTTGCACCGGCATCGGGCCACAGAGCACAGCGGAGGAGTGGGTCAAGCTGGCGGAACAGTCCGGTATTCCCATATCGGCGCTGGAACGCGAGCCGATTCGCCGAGGCTTGATCCACATGCACGAGCTTTTTTCGCAAGCGCCGACGCTCGGCTCGCTCATTAATCCCAGCGATTTGCCCGCCGAAGGGTTCGCCGCTGATTTTGAGACAATCCAGCCCTACTTGGCGGCGATCCTCAAGGCCGAGAAGGCGGACGACGAGACTCGCGAACGGGCCATCGCCGCCGCCGGCATGGTTAAAGCCGCGGACCTGCTGGCCGGGGACTACACGCTTGTCGTTACGAACGTACCTTACCTTGGGCGTAATGCTCATACTGAGGTGCTCGAAGCGTTCGCGGACAAGTACTATCGCAACGCACGCGCCGATTTGGCAACCATCTTCATCGCCCGCTCTGTGAATTGGCTCTCCCAGCATTCTTGCTTGGCGGTCGTGTCCCCACAAAACTGGCTGTTCTTGAAGCGATATCGGAAGTTTCGTACGGAAATGCTTTCCGGTGTTCGCTGGCGATTCTGCGCTAGACTGGGCGACGGGGCATTCGATGCAATAGGCGGTGCGGTAGTACAAGCCGCCCTGCTGGTCTTCAGCCGCGATTCAGTAATTGATGCGCTGACCTTTGACGGTATAGACGCCGGGGATCGGGCTGGAGCGTCGGCAAAGGCGGAATCACTACGGAGTACCGATCCGATCTGTCTGGGGCAGCGACAGCAACTCAAGAATCCAGATGCGAGAGTAGTGCTCGCGGAGCTTTCAAAGCACAGGCTTCTATCCGATTACGCGGACGCGTACCAGGGAATTGGCACGAGCGACAATGCCCAGTTCCTGCTGCAATTCTGGGAGATCGCGCCTGTGCCCGAGGAGTACCGGTATGTGCAGACTGCACCTGCGGCCACATCGCTCGTGAGCGGTGGTCACTTCGCCCTGTGCTGGGAGAACGGTGAAGGTCGTTATTATCGTCACGCCATGGCGCTTAAGGCCGAGGGAAGGCTTGGCGGGTGGAAGTCTGGCGGTGCAGCTTGGGGATGCCGAGGCTTCGCTGTGAGTGTTACGGGGCGGTTACAGGTCTCACAGTATCTTGGGGACATGTTTGACACGACCGTCGGAGTCGTCATCCCAAAGGACAAGTCCTACATACAGGCGATTGATGCGTTTCTCCGATCGGACGACTACGAGCCAGCCATTCGGCTGGTGGATCAAGCGCTGAGCATCACAGAGCACACTCTGCTTAAAGTCCCCTTTGACCTCGCCCACTGGCAGAAGGTTGCGGCCGAGAAATATCCCGACGGCCTGCCCGAACCGGAGAGCGACGATCCAACGCAGTGGCTATTCCACGGCCATCCGTATGAAGCCGAGGAAGGCGCGATGCTGCAAGTCGCGGTCGCGCGACTGCTGGGCTATCGCTGGCCGGCGGAACTTGATCCAGACATGCGCCTCAGCAAGCGCGCAAAAACGCTCGTCAAAGAATGTGAGCCGCTGCTGAAGTTCGCAGATGAGGATGGGATTGTTTGCATTCCGTCGGTTCGTGGCGAAGAGCCGGCGGCCGAGCGGCTGTTCCGGCTGCTGACCGCATGCGACATTGAGCCGGAGCTCGATCTTGAAGACTGGCTTCGCAATGAGTTTTTTGAGGAGCATTGCAAGCTGTTCCACGACCGGCCGTTCGTGTGGCACATCTGGGACGGCCGCAAGCGTGACGGCTTCCATGCGCTGGTCAACTATCACAAGCTGGCTGAAGGCGATGGCAAGGGCCGGCGACTGCTGGAGAGCCTGACCTACGCCTATCTGGGCGAATGGATCACCCGGCAGCGTGACGGCGTGAAGCGCGGCGAGGAAGGCGCGGAAGACCGCCTGGCCGCAGCGCTGGAACTCCAGAAGCGACTGGAAGCGATTCTCGCCGGCGAGCCGCCATTCGACCTCTTCATCCGCTGGAAGAAGCTTTCCGACCAGCCCATCGGCTGGGAGCCGGACATCAACGACGGCGTGCGGATGAATATTCGCCCGTTCCTAGCAAGCGATTTAACAGGCGGGCGAAAGGGTGCCGGCATTTTGCGATACAAGCCGAACATCAAGTGGACGGGGGACCGGGGCAAAGAGCCGGAGCGGCCGAAGGCCGAGTACCCGTGGTTCTGGGGCTGGGATGAGAAGACGGAGGACTTTGCCGGCGGGAAGACTTTTGACGGCGTTCGATGGAATGATTGTCACTATACGCACAAGGCGAAACAAGCGGCGCGGGATGCGGCGAAGGAGTAGGCTTCCATGGAGTTCCTCAACACAGCCCCACCCAACTGGACGTCGACGCTCGCCTTTCGAGCGTTCCGGCGGAAACTGGAGTCTCTCAGTTCAGTCTACTGGACCTTCCAGCTCGGCGAGACAGCCTTACGCAGTGCACTGGATGGTAAGGTTGTCACCGCAAAGGCAGTGACAGAACTGGGTAGTCCGTTCTGCCTGCGGATGCTCCCGGAGTCAGTCGAGGAGTTGCGCGGACAGCTGAAACACCGGTCTGGAGTCCACCGCCTGCACCTATTAGTTGTCGCCTTAGCGAACATTGAGTCCTACCTGAAGGACGCGGTGCTCTTGCATGTTGGCGGCTTGGGTTATGCGGCTGGCCATCGGAAGCTGAACGATGTCGGTGCTGCTTTGGCCGCGCCAATCGCAAAGAAATCCACCGTACCGGAGATGGTGGAATACGCCGGCCATCTTCTGTCGGTCGATTTCCGTCCTGTGATGGCGAGCCTTAAGCGGGCGTACAAGCTCCGGTGCGAAGCTGTACATTCGGGCGGCGTGGTGACGGCTAGGACGTTGACGGATATCCCGGACCTGGGCGTCCGTCTTGGCGACCATATTCGATTGACATGGGAGCAACTGCTCAAGTATCTGAAGATGCTCGACCGTGTTGCCTCGCGCGTGGACTGTGCCACTGCGAAACTAGATGCCCGCCGCGTCGAAGTCGAGTGGCTGCTTCTGGACCTGAAGCAACGGAAGGCACTTCCCCCGCGGCCGAACGTGTGGCACTGGCTGGCGCAGACATACGGCGTTCAGGGAATGCCGAGATCGGTGACGCAGAAAATCGAGAGAGCGGTCTACGTTTGAGGCTTCCAGCCTCGCATAGGCGAAAGGAGTCATTCTTGACCTCTGTGCGAACAGATAAACCGACGACCTTGCTTGAGGCGGTGCGAACCGCGCTGGCGCACGCCGGCCGGTACAACCCCGGCGACGTGGTTGCGCCTGCGGCGGTGCTGTGGACCGACGCTGATGGCCAGTGGCGGCCGGTCGTCGATCAACTTCGCGGGCTGATGCCCGAGCTTCTGACGCTGGGCGAATATGACGCGGAGGCGCGGACCGGGCCGGCGATCTGGCTGCGGTGCGTGATCGAGCCAGCGGTGCGAGCTGACAAGTTCCCCAACCTTGTATGGCCGAACGGCACGGTGCCCGTGATTTATATGCCGGGGGTGAGCCGGCAGACGCTTCGGGCGGTGGAGGAGTGTCCCGATTCCCTCAAGCCGCTGGTTGAACTGCAGTACCGAGGAACGGTCTGGACACAGAGGAACGGCAAGGACTGGACAGTCCGCGCCTTTTTGGTGAGCGATGATGGCGGGCTGGGGTTGGATGTGGCCGAAGACAAGCTGACGCTCCAGGCAATGCAGGGGGCGATGCCGCAATTGGCGGTGACGCCGGCGGCGCGCTTGCGGGGCAAGCGGCTGGAGGCGGAGGACTTCGACAAGCTCATGATCGGCGATACGCCACGCGACCTGTTGTTGTGGCTTGGCGACCCGGAGGGCGCGCGCGGGCAGTGGGACGAAGGCAAATGGGCGGCATTCCGCAATCGCTGCCGACAGGACTACAGCTTTGATCCAGTAACGGACGGGGAGATAGTGGGCGGTGAAAAGCTCGGGCATCGCAAGGACGCGTGGTACGGCGTGTGGGAGCGGTTCGCGGAATCGCCATCGCTGTATGCGGGCGTGCCCGACCTGTTGCGCCGGGCCAAGCCCAAGCATCTGTTCATTGAGCGTGATGCGTGGCCGGACGAGAACGAATCGATGGAGGGCCAGCTTCGCGCGGCGCTGGTAGAGGTCGGATCGATGAAGCCGGCTGACGCGCGGGAGCGTCTGGAGCAATTGGAGGCTGAACACGGTCCGCGGCGAACGTGGCCGTGGGCGAAGCTGGGGCAGTGCCCGTTGGCCTGCGCGATAGCGCACCTGGCGGTGCTGGCCAAGCGAACGGCAATGGCGCTAGGCGGCGACTCGGCCGACTTGATGGGCAAGCTTTACGCCGAGGGTGGATACCTCGCGGACGATGCGGCCCTGCAGGCGATGGCGTGCGCGAAGAGCGCGGAAGACGCGGCCGCGGTCCGTGCGGCCGTGCGATGTGTGTATCTGCCGTGGCTGGAGGATACGGCGCGGCATTTCCAGCAATGCCTGGAGGTGAAGGCCCTACCGACAGTGGCGCAGCAGGAAGGAGTCGAGGCTGCGGCCGGCGAGTGTGTGCTGTTTGCCGACGGTCTGCGGTTCGACATCGCTCAGCGGCTTGTGGCGATGGCTGGGGCGAGGCAGTTGGAAATGTCAGCCGGCTGGCGTTGGGCGGCGCTGCCCACAGTGACGGCAACGGCCAAGCCGGCGGCGTCGCCGGTTGCCGGCAAGCTGCGTGGGGGCGACCTCGGCGCGGACTTCTGCCCGGAGGTCGCCGAGACGGGCGAATCGCTGAGCACCGACCGGTTCCGCAAACAGCTTGCGGCGGCGGGATACCAGGTGCTCGGCGCGTCGGAGACGGGCGACCCGCCGGCAAAGGACGCCCGCGCGTGGACCGAGTACGGCGAGTTCGACAAGCTCGGTCACGACCTGCAAGCGAAGCTGGCGGCGCGGATCGAAGACCAGTTGGAACTTCTGCTGGAGCGGGTTCAATCGCTGATCGAAGCTGGCTGGAAGCGTGTCCGGGTCGTAACCGACCATGGCTGGTTGCTGGTCCCCGGTGGAATGCCGAAAGTGCAACTGCCGAAGTATCTGGCAGAAAGTCGTTGGTCTCGGTGCGCCTCGATCAAGGACAGCTCCCACGTCGAGGTGCCGGTTGCCAGCTGGTCGTGGAACCCGGACGAGCGGTTTGCCTACGCGCCGGGGGCGCACTGCTTCGTCGCGGGGCAGGAGTATGCCCACGGCGGCGCGAGCTTGCAGGAATGCATGATCCCGGTGCTGGCGCTGACCTCGGCGGGCGCGCCGGCTGGCGTGGTGGTGACCGTGGGCGAGGTGCAATGGGTGGGACTGCGCTGCCGCGTGACGGTTCAGCCGCCGGAGGAAGGTCTGCGGGCCGACCTGCGGACGAAGCCGAACGATCCCAGTTCAAGTATCGCGGAACCCAAGGCCGTGGACGCCGACGGCAAGGCCGCACTGCTGGTCGCCGACGATTCGCTCGAAGGCACGATGGCCAGCATGGTCGTGGTCGATGCGTCCGGGCGCGTCGTCTGCAAAGAAGCCACCACCGTTGGAGGTGACGGATAATGGAACTCGACAATCTGGACCAACTCGCCGCCTCGGCCTTCGACGGCTACCTCGTCCGCAAGGACCTCGTGCGCCGGTACAGCCGGCAATACCCGGTGCCGACCTACGTCGTTGAGTTCCTGCTCGGCCGGTACTGCGCGACGGTGGACGAACAAGAGATTGAGGAAGGATTGCAGATCGTCGAGCGGCAGCTACAGGACCGCACGGTCCGCACAAGCGACCAGGAGCTTTTCAAGGCCATCGACACGATCGACAACGCCTTCAAGTTCTGCACTGACCACGTCAACGCCAAGCACAACGTCGAGTACGAGGGTGATCTGGATCACGGCAAGGGCTGGGCGTTCGTTAAGAACGAATGGCACCGGGTTCTGACGCGCCTGGCCAGTCTGCCGCTAGGCCTGGTGCTGATCAGCCACGCAACGGACAAGCAGATCGAAACCCGCACCGGCAAATACAGCAAGACCCAGCCATCCCTGCCCGACCGCGCCCGTCATGTCGTGCTCGGCCTGGTGGACATGATCCTGTACTGCGACACCGTGTCACGCCCGCGAGCCAACAGTTCGGGGGGCGGCACTTCGGGGGGCGGCACTTCCGGGGGCAGCAAGGGCAGTGAGATCGTTCGCATCATCCGCACGAAGCCACATCCGACCTACGAGGCCGGTGATCGCACGGGCCGTCTGCCCGAGGTGATGCCGCTCGATTTCGCCGCGTTTGCCAGTCACTTCGCCACGCCGGGCAAGCCCGACGCCGCTGCATCCGCCGCACAACCGCAACCTTCCAGCAAGGAGTAACTGCCATGACTGATCCTTCAATGACCGTCACGACGACCAACGAGCCCGCCTTCGATCCTGCCAATCCCGGTGGCGCGACGCCGCCCGTGGCGGACGGTGCCGGCTTCGACGCCAGCCCCGCCGAGCACGAAGCGTTCAATGACCCGACTCCGGGGCCGGGGGCGGCAGTTCCGGGGGCGGGGGATGGGACGGTTCCGGGGGGCGTCAGCGACCTGAGCGTCTTCGACGAAGAGTATGACGAGGCCGAGGTGCCGACTTACGAGGAGGTGCCTGACGGCAAGTACCAGGTTCGCGTGCAGCGCGCGGCGCTGGGCACCAGCCAGGCAGGCGACGCGATGCTCAAGTGGGACCTGGTGGTGTTGTCCGGTCAAGACGCAGGCCGCCACGTGTTCAAGAACGCGGTGATCACGCACAAGTCGCTTCCGTTCGTCAAGGGTGATCTGCACACGCTCGGTGTGCAACTGTCCAGGTTCAGCGACCTGCCCAATCACCTGGAGGCGCTACTCGACCAGACGCTGGAGATCACCAAGCGCACGCGCGGTGAGTACACCAACGTCTACTTCAACCGCCGGCTCGAAGGCCTGTCCAGCGAAGGCTTTGAGGGTCTGGCCAGCGATGAGCCGACGCCGTTTTGAGTGATGCATTTCAGCGACGTTTGGTTGATCGGCTCCCGTTCAAGCCAGCGTCAGTCGTGGGGCCGCCCCTGGCCTCGTCTCCCTTCCGGGGTCCCGGAGGTCTCGGGGTCAGGGGTCGGCTTTTCACCCGGAACGCAGACAGGCTAGCAAAGCGGATGCGCCCATGGACTTTACGATCATCATCGATTCGCGCGAGCAGCAACCGTACTCGTTCGACTGCTCCACGTCAGTCCGCAAACTCGAAGCCGGCGACTATTCGGTTGCCGGGCATGAGCATCGCATCGCGGTGGAGCGCAAGAGCCTGCCGGACTTCGTACACACCGTCATCCACGACGCACCGCGCTTCCGCAACGAGTTGGCCAAGCTCTCGGCCTGCCAGTTCGCCTGCGTCACCGTTGAGGCTGACCTGGACCAGGTGCTGCGCGGGCTGCGCCAGTCCGACCTGCGACTGGTGACGCCGACGGCCGTGCTGGGTGCGGCCTTACACGTCGCCGTGCACCACCGCATCCCCGTCTACTGGTGCGGCAGTCGCCAGGCCGCCTGCGCGTTCACCGAGGCGTTCCTTCGAATGGCGGTGCGTGAGGGGGTGGCGGCGTGAGTCAGACGATCCATGGCACGGTCGTGAAGACCTACTACAGCGACGCGCAGTTCTCGGCCGGCGTGATCGCCACCGACGACGGAACGCAGGTGCGGTTCCGCGGGCGGTTGTATGCGGCCGAAGGCGACCGGCTGTCGGCCATCGGGCAGTGGACGATGGACCCGAAGTACGGCCATCAATTCGAGATCAAGCAGCTCGACTATGAACTGCCGCAGACCCGTGAGGGGCTGATCAACTACCTGTCGAAGCACCCGGCTTTCGTCGGCGTGGGGCAAAAGAGCGCCGAACGGATCGTGGATGTACTGGATAACGGTGAAGACCTCAGCGAAGCCCTGCGTAGTCGGTTGGATGATTTCGTCGCTGCGGGTGTACCGCGCAAGACGCTCGAGGCCTTGGCCGAATCGTGGAACCAGCACGCCGGGGAGAATGCCGTCCGCTCGTACCTCGCCGGGTATGGCCTCACCCCGCACCAGATGCAGACGCTGCTGGAAAAATTCGGCACCAGCATCGTCTCGGTGCTCAAGCACGATCCCTATCTGCTGATCAAACACCTGGCCGGCTACGGCTTCAAGAAGGTCGATCAGATCGCCTTAAAACTCGGCATCGCCAAGACGCATCCGGGCCGGATCGAAGCGGCGCTGTCTTACTGCGTCGCGCAGCAGATCAGCAATGGCCACACATGGACCCTCGGCAGTGAGCTGGTGACGCAGGCGAATGAAGCGTTGGTGATCGACACGCTCGACAGCCGCGATCTGATCCAGGCGGCCGGCAACCGGCTGATCGCCAGCGGTGACCTGATCGCCGACGGCTGTGCCGTGACCTTGCCCTGGCTCCATCGCGACGAGCAGTTGATCGAAGCCGCCTTCCAGGGCGCGGTACGAGGAGACGACGAGACACCCGACGTGTTGACCTGTCGTCCCGAGGACGATCTCAGCGATGATCAGCGTGAGGCGTTCGAGACGGCGGTCACCAATCGCATCTCCGTCATCTCCGGCGGTGCGGGCACCGGCAAGACCTACGTGGTGGCCCGACTCGCCCGTCGATTCCAGGAGGCAGGCCTCGTCGTCAGTCTCGCCGCCCCGACGGGCAAGGCCGCCAAACGCATCGAGCAACTGCTGCGCGCCCATGGTGTCGATCTATCTGCGTCCACGATTCACCGCCTGCTGGGCTACAACGGCATTGCGTTCCGCGAAGACATTCTGCCGGCGGACGTGGTCATCATCGACGAGGTGTCGATGGTCGACGTGCCCCTCATGGCCGAATTGCTGCGCCACATCGACCCCCGGAAAACCCGCATGATCCTCGTCGGCGATCACAACCAGTTGCCGCCGGTCGGCCCCGGCAACGTGCTGCGCGACATGATCCAGCACAACCTGGTGCCGGCCACGGTGATGACGAAGGTCCACCGCCAGGCCGGCGTGCTGAAGACCAACAGCGTGGGTGTCCTGAACGGACAACTGGCACCGACCGCCACGGACGATCAATCGCGGTGGATGGTCGTCAACCGCTTCCGCGATGCGCAGGCCATCAAGCACTGGCTGCGTGATCTGGTCCTGACGGACATCCCGAAGCAGTTCGGATTCGATCCCGTCCACGACGTGCAGATCATCACACCGGAGCACCGTGGCCCGTTGGGCACACGGTCGCTCAATCAGATGATGCAGTATCTGCTCCGCCCCCGGAATGGGACGTTGGAGGAAAGCAAGCCCGGGCGATCACTTCCGGGGGCGGGGGATAAGGTCATTCAGACGCGCAACGACTACGAGCTGGGCGTGATGAACGGCACGATCGGCTTCGTGCGGGAGGTGGGCAAGAGCGGATTGGTGATCGACTTCGAAGGCAAGGAAGACGTCGAGGTCGACTGGAACAAGGCCAAGTCGGTGGAACTGGCGTACGCCCTGACGGCGCACAAGGCCCAGGGTAGCGAGTTCCCTTGCGCCGTGGTGCTCTGCCACAAGTCACACTTCTTCGCGGATCGCAACTGGCTCTATACAGCCGTAACCCGCGCTGCCCACACCTGCGTGCTGGTTGGCGATGACTACGGGTTGCGCCGGGCGGCGGGTCAGGTGCGGAATACCAAGCGACGGACCTGGTTGAGTCTCTGGGCGTCGCGGTCGCAGCAGTTGCAGGAGGCTGCGGCATGAAGCGTCACGCGCAGCATTCAATCAGTGTCCAGCGCGGCAAGGAAGCTAGCCGGCGACATGACGGGAAGATCGGCGTTGCGATAGTGGCGCAGGTCGCGTGTGACAATGCAGTCGGCTTTGCCGCGGACGGCGCAGTGGTACTGGATGGCGTTTTCGAAATCCTTCACTGGCGAGTCAAGGGCCTGCCGCAGAATCTGTTCGTCGAGTTCGACGACCTCGAAGACGCTGAGCAAGAGGGAGATACCGCGCTGGGCTGTACGGGAATCCGACGCCTGGCGAAGCAGGTAGTACAGCGTGCTGAAACTGTCGGCCGAAACCAGCCCTTCGATCTGCCTGGTCTCGGCGGCCGTCCATATCCGTTCGGCGTCGGCCAGAAACGGCTCACGCTCGCCGAGCACATCGAGAAGAACGTTGATGTCGATCAGGGGACGACGCATCACTTGCCGTATCGCTCTCGCAGGGCCGACTCAATCAGCTGCCGGTCCGTCTTGTCGCTCGGCAGTTTGACCAGTCCGCGAGCCTTCCTGGTGATCGGGCCAATTGGTCGGCGGCCCGCCTGGTCGCGTCGTGACGACTCTGAACCGGACATCCCTTTGATGAACTGGCTGAACATGGCCGACACGCTCGTGCCACGTTCTTCGGCGAGACGCTTGGCCCGTTCGATCACGGCCTTGTCCGCACTGAGGGTGAGCTTGGGCATCGTCGGGCTCCTATACGTACTGTACTCACTTGATTGTACGTATCGTCATTTGGCGAGGCAACCTTTTGCTCTGGAGTTGGCTGCGCGCGCCGGTTTTCTCGGTGGCGTGGGGTCGGAAGTGGTGTAATGAGCGTGCAAGATACCCAGCCAGCCTCGTTTATCGACCGCTTCGCCTTGCTCGACTGGTTGGAGCCCAACTGCGAGCCGGACCGCGTGGCGCTGCTCTATCCCAAGGGGGATCGGGGCCTGTCGCCGGGCTGGGTCATTGGTCGAGCCGACGCCCAACGCGCGATCGCAGCGTACCGGGCCGGCAAGCTCGACGAGGAGACCTTTACCTCCACCACCAAGCACGGCAAGCAGTACCGTATTCGCGGTGCGGTGCGATTGGGCCTCGTGCCGCATCGCAATGGCCGGGTGCTGGCGTTCTGTATTGACCTCGACAATCACGCCCCCACCCCCGCCCCCGGAAACGCCCCCGGAAACGCCGATACAGGCAGCACCGTTCATCTGGCCTTAGCCATGGCTCGCTTCTTCGGTTGCCAGCCGCTGACGTTCACGTCCAAGGGCGGTATCGGTCTGCACAGTTTCGTGCACTTGGCCGAGCCGATAGCCGCCGAGGCGTTCGTCGAGTGGGCACGCAGTTGGGGCTTTAACCGACAGGGCCAGCCGGAGGTATTCCCGAAGACGGTGAAGAACACCCAGGCGTGGTTGCCCAACGAGCCGAACGAGAATGGTGGCGACTGCTACGTCAGTGGGACATTCGAGTCATGCAGGATCACGGCGCTGCCACCTGCGCCGCCGGTCAAGCTGACCACCAGCACATTGGACTTCCTGCGGGGGTTCGTTCAGCAGCCCGGTCGCAATGAAGCCCTGAACAAGGCGGCGTTCGAATTGGCACAGAAGCGGGTGCCAAGAGCCGAGGCCTGGCGGTTGTGCCGGTTTGGCGCTCGTCTCTGCGGTCTTGAATCCGAAGAACCGGAGCAGACACAGACCACGTTCGACAGCGGCTATGAGGCGGGCAGTCGAGCGCCCGCACCACCGAGTTCCGACTTGCCCGACGCTCCCCTTCCGGGGGCGGGGGACGAGGTGCTCAAGTTCAGGCGACTCGACGGCATCGGCAACGGCGAGCGCTTCATTGACAACTACCGCGGCACCGTGCGCTACAACTACGAGCTGGACCGATGGCTGGTGTGGAACGGCAAACGCTGGTCGCTCGATGCCCAGGCTCAAGTCGAGGCGATGGCCAAGAAGACCGCCCGTCTCATCCTTAAAGAGATGGAACGGGCGCTCGACGAGGCCCGTGACGCCGGAAAGGACGATGGCGAGCTCGAGTCGATCGAGAAGTCTTATCGCAAGCACTACCTGTCCGCCGCTCGCGTCCATGGTGTGCGGGACACGCTGACGATGGCCCAGTCCGAGCCGGGCGTGAAGGTGTTGGTCAGCCAGATCGACGCCAACCACATGCTGCTCAACGTCAGCAACGGCACGATCGACCTGGGGACCGGCCGAATGCATGCCCACCGCCGGCAGGACGGTATCACGAAGATCGGCCGAGCCCTATACGACCCCAACGCACCGTGCCCGCGATGGCTGGCATTCCTGCAGCGTATCTTCGATGGCGATGACGAGCTGATCACATTTATTCAACGGGCGGTGGGCTATTCGCTGACCGGTCAGGTCAGCGAACAGTGCCTGTTCTTCCTCTACGGAACCGGACAGAACGGCAAGTCGGTCTTCATCCAGACGCTGTTGCACATGCTCGGTGAGTACGCCCAAAAGGCCCCGACCGAGATGATCATGAAGCAGGAGCGGTCCAATTCCGGAGGCGCATCGCCGGATATGGCCCGGTTGCGCGGTGTCCGCCTGGCCGTCACGGCGGAACTGGAAGAGAGCCAGCGCATGGGCGAATCGCGGGTCAAGGACCTGACCGGTGCCGATCGCATCGTCGCCCGCCCGCTGTACCGCGATCCGATCGAGTTCGAACCAACCCACAAGCTGTGGATATACGGCAACCACAAGCCGACGATCCGCGGCACGGACGAGGGCATCTGGCGGCGCATCCGCCTGATCCCCTTCACCGTCACCATCCCCAACAAAGAGAAGGACCCGCACCTGGTCGAGAAGCTGCAAGCCGAGTGCGATGGCATCTTGGCATGGGCAGTCGCCGGGTGTCTGGCGTGGCAGCGGGAAGGCCTGGGCATCCCGACCGCCGTGGCCGAAGCGACCGAAGCGTATCGCAACGAGAGTGATCGGCTTGGTGCGTTCCTCGAGGAGTGCTGCATCGTGGAGCAGTACGCGCGGGCCGGCAAGAACGAGGTGTATGCCGCCTACGAGCAGTGGTGCCGCGACTCGGGCGAACACCCGGTCAGCAAGAAGAAGCTGGGGCTGCTGCTGAAGGAACGCGGATTCGAGGAAGGGCGCAATGAGCGCGAGCGCTACTGGATCGGGCTGAGCGCAACTGATTTCGGGGGTGTCGGGGGTGTTTATGACCACGAATGACACATCCATGACACATCCTGACGCATCGGAAAACGCATGTGTCATGGGTCAAGCCCCGGATAGCACGGCGGTTATAGAAACCATGACACATCTGACACGTTCTCCCCCGAAAGTCACATACGCGTGCGCCTGTGTAGGCAGACAGATAGAAGCGCCATGGGGAAGTCTTGGCAAACGTGTCACATCCGTCATCGCAACGTCGCTGAAAGGACTCAAACAATGCACACCCAATCACTTAGCGACCATGACACATCCATGACACATCCGTCATCGACCTCCAGCATGCCAGAGATTGACCTGGGGCGACGGCTGCTCGATATGCTCCGGCACAACCTTTTGGTGCCGGATATCCGTGACGAACTGTTCCCAAAGCGATCTGTACGACATGCCCGCGATCTGATCGTTCGCATGGCCGAGCGCCCCGAGTTCGCCACCGCAATCTGCACCACGTGGGGCAACGACGTGGGTGCCGCTGGCGTGAGCGCCTGGCGAAGCTGGTGCGGTAGCCAACGAACATCGCGAGATCGTCTTCGCTCGCTTCGTCGCCTCGTCCGTCTGTGCGACGACATCCATGCGTTCATCAGCGGAGATGCGATGTGATGGACGCAGACGCCAATCGCTACATGACCTGCGACTACGACGATCCCGCAAAGCCCGTCTACACACCTGCGGACGATGTCCTGGAGTTCAAGCGCTCGGTGCGCTTCGCCGCCATCGACGTGATGATCCTCGCGTTCGCCGCACGCCGTCACGCCGAGTGGCTAAGCGAAATTGGCGTCTGCCCACCCGACATCGCCAAGCTGATCCGCAAAGACCTGGCATACATAACCAATGTCCTGGACCGCGAGCGCCAGGATGTGGCCGCGCCGAGGCCCACCTCCGGGGGTTCGCCCACGTTGGGCGACGTTGGCCCACGTTCGCCAGGGGCGGCCCGGGCGACCACGCCTACGCCGACGCTCTTCGACGCCACACACCCCGGAACGTGGCGACGTGGGCTAAACCGGCCGAAGGGGCCAAGCGAGGCCATAACCGGCGAGGCATAGGTACTTGGACGGTTGCGCTCGCTACTGATGGCGGCGGGAACGGTCGCCTACGTGCTTTGAGTTGGTTGCCAGTGAAAAACACCACCATCGGAACGGAGTCCGAACCATGAAGATCGTCAAACGCAGCATCGATGACATCCGCCCCTACGAGAACAACCCGCGCCAGAATGATGACGCGATCGATGCGGTGGCCAAAAGCCTGCAGGAGTTCGGTTGGCGTCAGCCGATCGTCGTCGATGAAGACGGCGTGATCATCGTCGGCCACACCCGCTGGAAGGCGGCGAAGAAACTGGGCGTCAAGGAAGTGCCGGTCCACGTGGCCACTGACCTGCCGCCGGAGAAGGTACGAGCGTACCGTATCGCCGACAACCAGACCTCGACGTTGTCGGAGTGGGACTACGACCTGCTGCCGATCGAACTGACGGCGCTACAGGACGCTGACTACGACCTGGACCTGCTGGGCTTCGGTGAAGATGCCCTCAAGTCCATCCTCGCCCCGGCCGGCAACGAAGGTCTGACCGATCCGGACGAGGTGCCCGAGCCGCCGGACGATCCGATCACCCAACGCGGTGACATCTGGGTTCTCGGCAATCACCATCTGCTCTGTGGTGACAGCGGGAGCGTCGAAGACCTGGACCGACTGCTCGCGTCGGGCGGCGTTCCGGGGGTTGACCTGGTGAACATGGACCCGCCGTACAACGTGAAAGTTGAGCCGCGCAGCAACAACGCCATTGCGGCGGGTGTGACGTCGTTCTCACGACGCGAAGACCTGCAGTGCGAACGATCACAGAGCGAACGCGGCCAGCGCGATCGCCAGCGGCTTCAGAAGAAGATGCATCACCAAGGCCTCGACTTGGCTCGCCACCCGGAGAAAGCCAAGGCGACGCACAAAAAGATGCGGGCCAAGGATCGCCCGCTCGCCAACGACTTTGTGAGCGACGATGACTTCGACCACATGCTGCTGGCTTGGTTCGGCAACGCCTCGCGCGTGCTCAAGCCTGGCGGTTCGTTCTACATCTGGGGCGGGTACGCCAACCTTGGCAACTACCCCGGCCCGCTCAAGGCGGCGGGGCTCTATTTCAGCCAGGGCATCGTTTGGGACAAGCAGCACCCGGTGCTGACGCGCAAGGATTACATGGGCGCGTTCGAGATCTGCTTCTACGGTTGGAAGGAAGGCGCGGGCCACCACTTCTATGGCCCGAACAATGCCACCGACCTGTGGCACGTGAAGAAAGTCAACCCGCAGGCGATGGTCCATCTGACCGAGAAGCCGGTCGAACTGGCGACGCGAGCGATTGAGTACTCGTCGAAGCCGGGTGAGAACGTGCTCGACCTGTTCGGCGGGTCGGGGTCGACGTTGATCGGATGCGAGCAGACGGGCAGGCGTGCGTTCCTGATGGAACTCGATCAGGCATATTGCGATGTGATCGTCCAGCGATGGGAGCAGTTCACCGGGAAGAAGGCCGAGCGTGTGCCGGCAGCATCCGGTCAGGAGTGCGAAGCTGATGCGGCCTGAATCACGCGGTGTCCTTGGTCAGCAAATCGAGGTAGCGGCGGTAGGCGTAGACCCGATCTCGCTGCTTGCCGGTGGTCTCATGAAGGATGCCAGCATCCTCCAGCGCCCTAATGGCCTTGATCGCCGTAGGTGTGGTGGTATCGAGCAGTTCGGTCGTCAGTGGCAGCGTCACGATCGGATGCTTGGGCAGAAGATCGAAAAGGCGGATAGCGGTTACCGTGGCGGAGTCATGCTGGGCGACCGCCGCGCGGTCGGTGTTGATCCGGTTGAACAGCGATTGGGCGACGGCCACGCCATCGTCAGCCGCCTCCCTGACACACTCGAGGAAGAAGCTAGTCCAGCCCTCCCAATCCCCTTCGGTGCGAACAGAGGACAGCTTCTCGTAATAGAGCCGTCGATGCTTCTTGAACGCGAGACTGAGGTACAGCAGCGGCGCATCGAGCATGTTCCAGTGTTCCAGGAGCAGCGTCACCAGCAGACGCCCGATGCGGCCGTTGCCATCGAGGAACGGGTGGATGGTTTCGAACTGGACATGAGCCAGTCCGGCTTTAATCAGTGGCGGAAGCGGATCGTCGCTGTGCAGCCATGCGTCGAGTTCAGCCATCGCGTTCACGGCCACATCCGGCGGCGGCGGAACAAACGCCGCGTTGCCCGGGCGCGTGCCGCCGATCCAGTTTTGCGAGCGACGGATCTGGCCCGGTTCCTTGTGCTGCCCACGAACGCCCTTCATCAGTCGCTTGTGAACCTGACACAGCAGACGCGTGCTCAGGGGCAGTCCCTTGGGCTGGGCGATCTCGCGACGGGCGTAGTTCAGCGCATCGACGTAGTTGCAGACTTCCTGAACATCGTCCGGGCGATCCGCCTGCTCCGTCGCTTCGTAATTCAGCACGTCCTCGAGGGTCGCTTGCGTGCCTTCGATCTGCGAGGAGACCACCGCTTCCTTGCGAACGAATCCGTAAAGGAACCACTCGGCACTGGGGACCATGGCACCAGCGACCGACAAGCGGGCAAGCGAGGCATTCGCTGCCGACATCAGATCGCGCATGGCGTCGTCGAGTTGCAGAACGGGATCGGTCGGTGGCAGCGGATGCGGGATGAACGCGCGCACCTGCTCTTGCCCCGCTGTCGTTGCGCGATAGGTTCCGGTGGTCCGCGGCATCGCTGCTATAGCCTCCTTTACTTGGGCCAGCCACTAGTAAAGACATCTTATCTAGTGTCGGCTCTTAGTCAACCGGGCTTTACTAGTGTTCCCGGTCGTCCAACAACACAAAACCCCGGGATGAGCCGGGGTTACGGGGCAACGGGAGCGGGAAACGTCGCTTCAAGCCACATTCGTGGCGGTGAATTTGCCGCGTTCGACCTTGGCGAATCGGGCCTGGTCGCCCTTGTTCTGCATCTCGCGCAGGATGGCGCTGTAGAGCGTGGCCGCCGGCGTCTTGCCGGCACCGGGTGTCCAGAGCCCTTGCACGGTGACCTGTTCGACCAACTGCTTGGTGTTCAGCGGCGCATCGGATTTCGCCAGTACCTGGGCGGCCGCGTCGATCAGGCTGAGCTTCTTCGGCTTGTCGGGTTTGGCGACGCCCTTGCCCTTCTTCGGGGCGCTCTCGGCCATCGCCCGTTCGCTGGCGGTCATTCCGTCCTTGGCCTTGGCCCGCTCGTTGCGGGCTCGGGCGTTCTCCTGGTCGGCCTTGTGCTGGGCCTGCAGCGCTTTGCGTTCGTCGGCAGTCAGCTTTTTCTTCACCGGTCGCTTGGCCGGTGCGGCGTCGGCATCGGCCTTCACCTCTTCGCGGAGGCGCTGGGCGCTCTTGATCCGCACCGTCTTGTTGGTGACGAGGTTCGTTGCCGTCCATCCACCGCTGGCGTGTTCGGCATCGATGCGGACGGGCACGACCTTGTCGGTGACCTTCGCGCTGTAGGTGTGCCCAATTTTGATCTCATTCTTCTTCATCGCAGTTCTCCTGGTTGGAGGGTGAAAGGGAACAATTCCGGGGGCGTAGGCTCAGCGACATTCGCTGAGCAAGTCTTCGATGTCTTGGGTTTCGCGATTGGAGAGGAACGCAAGCGTCTCGATCAGCTTCTCGCGGACATGGCCGAGGTCGCCGGCGTAGCCCCAATCCTTCGGGTTGGCCTTCGCGTTGGTCTGGTGGCGATCAAATTCCATGTCGAGCCAATCGAGGACGCGGGCGATGTCTTCGCGTCGTTCGTCGTACAGTTCGCGTGCGGTCTGCTTGGCCATGGTGGTCTGGTCCTTTCTGTCTCAGGCTTGGAAGCGCTGCATCTCGCGGAAGTAGTCGTGGATCATGCTGTTGGTGCCGCCGACGCCGTCGCAACGGCGTTGGACGGTCTCGGCGATCTTGAACAGCTCGTCGTCGCTGGTGCGGGTGGGAATCTCCCAAGTCATCCACGCCTGCTCCTTCTTTGGCTCGCGGAGGATGCTGTCGATGCGGATGGTGGCGCTGCCGCGTTGGCGTTCGATGGCGACGTGGCCGGCGCTGCCTTCGAGTTCGATCCGTGTGGTTCGCATGGCCTATCTCCTTGTGGTGGCTTGCGTTACAGACACATTGAGCCATGACTTCGCGCCCGCAGCAAGCAGTTAAGCCCAGAATTTGCAGTTATTTATGAGATTCACGAAATGGCCCGCCGCGACAGGCAAAACCCGGTCCAGTCGGCCGAATCTGGCCAAGCATTCGACCCATCTGCGCTATCTATGCCGGTGGCCGCCAAGGTGCTCGGCCTGACCGAGGGCACGCTGCGCAAGCATGTCGATGAGGGCCTGCCGCTGAATGCGGACGGGTCGCTGAACCTGGTGACCTATGCCGCCTGGCTCAACGGAACGGATGAGGGCAGCGATGGCGATTGATATCCGTGAGCTCAGCCCGACCGAACTGATCCGACTGGTCAACTCCACGCCGCTCGGGCCGGTGCTCAATGCGCCCAAGCTCAACCGCCAGATGAACGAGGCGGGGTTCCGCATCACGCCCGGAAGCAATGCGAAACGCATCAGCCTGGTGAAGTACGTTGCGTGGCTGGCCAAGCGCCGCGAGCAACCACGCAAGGCAACGATCAGCTACACCGAGCGCAAGCAGCGCGAGGCCGAACGCAACCTTGCCAAGAGCCGGGCCGGCCGCGACATCGGCCCATCCCCGGAAGTGGCCCCGGAAGGTGTCCAGCGCCGGGAACGCTGCGCAAACAGCTTCCGGGAGTTCTGTGAGACGTATTTTCCGGGGGCGTTCTGTCTGCGGTGGTCGGAAGACCACCTACGTGTCATGGCGAAGATTGAACGTGCCGTCTTGCACGGCGGTCTGTTCGCGTTCGCCATGCCGCGTGGCAGTGGCAAGACCACGCTCGCGCGTGTGGCGGGCATGTGGGCGGTGCTATACGGGCACCGCGAGTATGTCTGTCTGATCGGGTCCGCAGAAGACCAGGCCAAGAACATCCTCGAATCGATCAAGCGCGACCTGCTGGCCAATGATCTGCTGTTGGCGGATTTCCCGGAGGCGATCTACCCGATCCGCAAGCTGGAGAACAACGCCCGCCGGCAGATCGGCCAGCTCTGCAATGGCGAGCCGACGTACATCACCTGGTCGGCCGACCGCTTGGTCATGCCGACAATGTCCAACTCCCCATCTTCCGGCGGCATCGTCACCGTCGCAGGCCTGGACTCCAACATCCGTGGCCAGCAGCACACCAAGATGGACGGATCGATCATCCGCCCGTCGCTGGTAATCCTCGACGATCCGCAGACCCGGCAGTCGGCGGCATCGGCGACTCAGACGCGCCACCGCCTTGCGATCCTCAATGGCGACGTGCTCGGCATGGGCGGACCTGGCGTGAAGATGGCCGGGTTCATGACCTGCACGAAAATCTACCACGACGACCTGGCCGACCAGATTCTCGACCGGCAGCGTAACCCCGACTGGCAAGGCGAATGCACGAAGATGGTGTATGCGTTTCCTTCCGGCGCGGAACCTGAGAGGCTGTGGGATCGCTATGCTCAGATTCGCGCCGACAGTCTGCGTGCCGACGGCGACGGTGCGGAAGCGACCGAGTTCTATCAGAAGAACCGTGAGGCCATGGACGCCGGTGCGGTGGTTGCCTGGCCGGACCGCTACAACGATGATGAGATCTCAGCACTTCAGCATGCGGTGAATCTCAAGCTCCGTGACGAAGAGGCCTTCCTCGCCGAATACCAGAATGAGCCGCTGAGCGAGCAGGCCGAGGACGACATCCTCACGTCCGACCAGGTGGCCGATCGGTTCAATGGCCGGCCCCGGAAGCTGGTGCCTGCGGCGGCGACGCATCTGACGGCCTTCATCGACGTGCATGATCGCCTGCTGTATTACGTGGTTGCTGCATGGGAACAGGGCTTCACCGGCTATGTGGTGGACTACGGAACCTGGCCGGATCAAAAGCGAATGCACTTCACAATGCGGGATGCCAAGAAGACGCTGGGTGACTTACTGCCTGGCGCGGGCGTCGAAGGCGCAGTGCAGTCGGGGCTCGAGGAATTGGCGACGAACTTACTGACGCGTGAATGGAAACAGAACGAGGGCGCGACGCGCATCGATCGACTGTTGATCGACAGCGGATATCTTCCCGGCGTCGTCGCCAATGTGTGCCTGAAGGTTCCGGGGGCGGGTAGCGTGATGCCGTCCAAGGGCGTGGGTATTCGGGCCGGTAACAAACCCATGGCGTCGTACCGGCGGAAACCCGGTGAGCGGCACGGTCACCACTGGTACATGCCCAACGTGTCGCGGACGACGGAGATTCGCCACGTCCAGTTCGACGCCAACTACTGGAAGACGTTCGTCCACGCCCGCCTGGCGACCACGCCGGGTGACCGGGGATGCCTGACGCTGTTCGGTAAATCAGCGAACGAGCATCGGCTGTACGCCGAGCACATCGCCGGTTCCGAGGTCAGCACCGTCACCGAAGGCCATGGGCGGATGGTGCGGGAGTGGGCGCTGCGCCCGTCTCGTCCCGACAACCACTGGCTCGATTGTTTGGTCGGGGCTGCGGTGGCTGCGTCGATGTGTGGGGTGCGGCTGGGCATCGAGCCAGCGAGTGCTCGCGAGGTACGTCAACCCATGCGTCTTTCGGCGCTGCAGCAGTCGCGACGCTGAGCGGTGGACCTATCCCCCGTGGTGCTGGCGGACGTTGACAGCCTTCCACTGAACGGCTGGATGCTTCGCAATCCGGTCACGCATTGCTGGATCATCCGTCAGCAGTTCGGGGTGAATCTCGCCGCGTTCCAGAAGGTTGTCGAGGAATTGGCGCTCGTTCTCGCGCAACGGGAGCACGAGGGAAACCGCCTCACGACACTCATCAATGAGCTGTTGAGCCCACGGGTGGGGACCATCGCCCGGCAGCGCTGCCTGCCGGACCACTGGCAACAACTGGTCTCGAAGCTCATCCGCGTCGTACGCAATGTCGTCGACATGAACGGTGCGCCAGTCTTTGCGATTCATGCCTCCGTATACGACGAATCCCAGCCGAAGTTTTGCCTGATCCAGGTCTGTCTGCGTGAGCAAACGATGGGCGTCGAACAGATCGCGACTGGCGTGCCGCGCGAACAGCGCCGCGAGCTTGCCGGCCGCCAACTCATGCAGGTCGAGTACGGGAAACACCTTCGCTTGATGATTGCCCACCCGTACCGAGTCCGACTTGGTGATGGGCCACAGCGGCACGCGGAACATGAAATTCAGATCGACCTCCAGGTTGCCGCCATCGCTCAAGGCGCTGTTGTATCGCAGTCGCCACTTGCCGCCGGCGTGGTCGGTGGGCATGCGGTTGATGGCCATGCCCTCGCGGCCACAAACATCCTGCAGCGCCTTCTCAACCTTCGGACGCTCCTCAAGCATGGCTTGGCGATCCTCCGCCGCCACGTAGTTGAGATCGATGTCCACCGACAGTCGTGGCAGGTCGAACAAGAACAGGTTCAGCGCCGTCCCGCCTTTCAGGGCCAGACGGTCTTTGAGGAACGGATGGCCCTGGATGGCGTTGAGCAGGTTCAGCAGGTGGATCACCTTCTCCAGTATCTCAGGCCGGAAACCTGTCGACGACGCATTTTGCATGAGCGATTCACGAGAGAGATTCACAAGACCTCCTCCCAGCGCCGCTCCAGCACCTCGGGCGGTACGACCAGATTCCACGCTGAGACCAGCTTGCCACTCCGGCCCCGCACCAAGTAGTGTGGTTGCTTGGGCCGGCGTTTGCGCAGCTTTGCCAGATGCTTCTCTTCGACCCAAAGCGCCTCAGCGTGTTGTTCCAGGTAGAACCCAACCTTCGCCGTGGTGGTCGCGTTATCGAGCAGGTTGACATATGCCAGGATCAGGTCCAAGTCGAAATACTCGACCAACTCGAGCGACCGCCAGACCTCTTCCCAACCACCACTGAGCTTGGGACGATCCAATGCGTCGACCAGCGCCCGCTCAACTTGCGCAACGCGCACATCAACGCCTTGACGGTCGGCGAGCTTGGTCGCGAAGAACTCCTGGCCGGCGTCACGCAGCGGTTTGGGGAAAGGCACCCCTTCAAAGTGCAACTGGTCGAACGTGGTCGGCCGCAGGGCACGACGGCTCTGCACGACGTAGCGGTCAAAGACGGTGTACGCCTTGCCGTGGAACTCGAGCGCAGTGTGGTAGGCCAGCACAGCATCCTCGGCGAGCTTGGCCGCCACCAGGTACGGATCGACCGAGTGATCTTCGCGAGTGGCTCCAGGCGGCACGACTGCGTAGAGGCCTCGACGAACACGGCGGAGATTGCCCTGGCTGAGGTGGTAGCGCAACAGGGCCTCCTGCGATCGCCGGTTGGAGGAGTACTCGGCATCCAGACGATCAAGCACCTCGGCATGCGTGAGCACTGGTTTGCTGGCGAAGAGTTGCTGGAGTCCCATGGGGTCATCCTTGCTGATCAGCCTCAATACACGTAACAAAACTACGGGTATTGCAAGCGTTCTTCAAGTATCGGCCCCCGCAGCCATTGGCTTGAGAAAAACTCGCGATACACGTAATAACACTACGTGTATCGACCATATTTGTCAAGTCTCAGTGGTGGGTTTCCTCCCTGCGGCCCGGCAAAGCCATGAGGCGAACGCCGTAGCGGTCAGCCCCCCCCTCAATCGGCATACATACCCACCAGCGGGATAGAGCAGCGGTAGCTCGCCAGGCTCATGCCCTGGAGGACGCGGGTTCAAATCCCGCTCCCGCCATTAGGAAGCCCATGGCCGAAGACCTTTCCAACTCGATCAAGACCAACGCCGAAGGCCCGGCCAAGGCCAGCGGTGACTCCGGCAGCGTCGAGCAGCACGCGATCGGCGATCAGATCGCTGCCGACAAGTACCTCGAGTCAAAGAAGGCCAGCCGCACCAAGGGGCTGGGGATCAAGCTGACCAAGATTTCTCCGGGAGGGACCGTCTGATGTGGCCATTCCGCCCCCGGAATCGCAGCGCAAATCGGTCGCGCCCGGCCATCCCAGGGGTGGTTCGCGCCCGCTTCGATGCGGCGCAGACAACCGCCGAGAACGCCCGCCACTGGGCGATGGCCGATGCGATGTCGGCGGACGGTGCCGCCTCGGCCGACGTCCGCAGGAAGCTCCGCGAGCGTGCTCGCTATGAGGTGGCCAACAACAGTTACGCCAAGGGCATTGTGCTGACCATCGCCAACGACGCCATCGGCACTGGGCCTCGCTTGCAACTGCTTACCAATGACAGCGAGATCAATCACCGTGTCGAGGTGGCATTCGCCCAATGGGCCAGGACCGTCAAACTGGCCGAGAAGCTCCGTGCAATGCGCATGGCCAAGTCGACCGACGGCGAGGCCTTTGCCGTACTCACCGCCAACCCGGTGATCGACTCGCCGATCCAACTCGATGTGCAGTTGGTGGAGGCCGACCGGGTCGCATCGCCAGTCATGTCGATGCTGGCGACGTCCAACGACATCGACGGCATCATCCTCGATCCCTATGGCAATCCTCACACCTACACGATCCTGCGTCATCACCCCGGAAGCCCCGGAAGTTTAACTGCGTGGAATACGCCGTATGACATGGTGCCCGCTGACGCGGTGGTGCACTGGTTCCGCGTCGATCGCCCAGGCCAGCATCGGGGCGTTCCGGAGATCACGCCGGCCCTGCCGCTGTTCGCGCAGTTGCGGCGCTACACACTGGCGGTCATCGCAGCGGCCGAGACTGCTGCCGACTTCGCGGCTGTGCTGTTCACCGACGCCCCGGCCAACGGCGAAGCGCAGGCGCTCGAACCAATGGACGTGGTCGAACTTGAAAAACGCATGGCCACCGTGCTGCCCGATGGCTGGCGATTAGGCCAAGTCGAAGCGCAACAGCCCACAACCAGTTACGGCGAGTTCAAACGCGAGATCCTCAACGAAATCGCTCGCTGCCTGAACCTGCCATTCAACGTCGCTGCCGGCAACAGCGCCGGCTACAACTACGCCTCCGGTCGGCTCGACCACCAGACCTACTTCAAATCCATCCGCGTCGAACAGGCGCACCTGGCTGAGACGGTCCTCGATCGCATCTTCGCCGCGTGGGTTCACGAGGCCATGTTGATGACCGAGTTCGCCTTCCTGCGCACGATGAGCCGCCGGGCTGATTTCCGGGGGCAGTGGTTCTTCGACGGCACTGAACACGTCGATCCCGCCAAGGAAGCCAACGCGCAAGCGACCCGCCTGGCCAACAACACCACCACGCTCGCGGCGGAGTACGCACGCCAGGG